TTTTTTTGTTTTTAAGGTTTAAAATTTGTTTTTAAAGTTGAGGTTTATATCGCGATATTCCTATATCTAAATATAACTTTTTCATCTTTTATTACTATAAATATACGACTATTTTTCCACATTACCAAATTTATTTTTGGAGGTTTTTTACCTTTCTTTCTAGGTAAAATACAGCTTTTTTGAGGTCTTCCAGTTCTTTTTGAGGGTCTTTTTTACCTGCTCTTGCAACATATTTGACTACATTGAATAGGTAAGCATCTTTGTCTAATCCCCATGCTTCACATACTTTAATTACTTCGTATGGATTGTCTACTCCCCCATAGTGTTGAGGGCCGTTTACCATTTCTTTTATTTCCATATTTGATACCATTTTTTCTTTGGTGCAGGTTTACACAAACTAAATGGATTATCTCCAAATGATGCTGTACTTACATATTTTGATGAAAACATATTTAAAAATACTTCGTGATATTTTTCAGGTATCTTACTAAAATCAGCTTTTATTTCTACATTTAATTCAATTGCACCATCTTCTGTGGTTATCAATTTTAATGAATTGTAAGTTTCAACATATTGTGATGATTGAATGTTTAAGTGTCCTCCACCTAAAAATAATTCTGCTTCTTTTTTCTTTTCTGCCATAACTTATTTTTTACTTTCCCAATACATTTCTCTAACTTTTGCTCCTAATTCTGCATCATTTGGTGTATCTAAAATTGTTCTACTATTTACAGTAATTAAATTTCTAGTTTCACCTAAATAACATTCTCTACATAATTGTCCTGCTCCATCTACATAACCATATCTAAAATCAATATGAGTAGTTTTAAGAGTTGTGGTTTTTTTTCCACACATTATACAATCTTCGTATATTTCATCTGCTTTTTCTTTTCCTACTGATGTAACTAATCCGTTTTCATCAAATGTAAGTGGCACATGTTGTTCACCCATAAAATTATATTTTTTGTTTATTTAATTTATCTTGTAATTTAACTACCAAAGCACATGACTCATACTCCTCAAAATCAATGAGGACTTGTAATTGTTCTTCTAATAATTCTGGAAATTCTCTACTATCAATGGATAATGTAATAACTATAATTTCTTTAATTAAGACTTTAGCGAAATCAACTCTCTTCTTTTTAGTTCTAATACCATGTGCAATACCTTCTACGATTGCTTTTGCAAGTTCTAGTTTATTAATTTCAAAAATATCAGAAGGTTCGTCTGCGTTTATTTGAATTGGTTTAAATCTCTTTCTTATTGACATAAATCAAATATAAGAAAAATATTTTAATTCTCCAAATTTTGAGTATTAAAAGATTTGAATACTTTTGTAGGTATCATTTTGTAACCTGTATTAGATGTGGTTAAGATACAATTTCTAAATTCTTCCCAATCAATCATATATGAGTTGTCTAACATACCACCTGTTTTTGACTTAACTACTTCATTAAGTGCATTAATAGTGTATATTGAATTGGATTGTTTCTTTCTATGTACAAGAATAGTTTTCCATTCCGAAGGGATTGCATTAGAACCTTTTTCAACATTAAAAGTAATAAATGCTTCTTCAGGTCTCACTTTACTTTCTAAAATGAAAACATTTGGATTGGTTAGAGTATAATTTGATAATATAAAATCAACCGACTTATCTAATTCTTCCTTTGTCGTAAAAAGGCAAAGTAATTGTGTATTCATTATTTTCTATTTTTTACACTGCCTTTTAAACAGTTTTGTAATTCAGGACCATACGCAGTTGCAACTTTTTTAGTATTTGCACCGGCTTGTCTCCAATTATCACTTGCTATTCTAACATTATTTCCATTATTTCCAACTAAATAGACTGCACCCGAACTCGCATCTACTTTAACACTTTTTATCAAATGTTCTTTTAATTTATTTCTTTCTTGTGGAGTATCAATTTTACCTTTATATCCGGACAATCTTGCCATACAACCTCTCACATCACGTGGGGTTACACCAACTCCACCCATTTCAACTAACACTTTGTCATCATAGTTTTCAACATATGTATCAATGTGTAAAGATGATAGTGTTCCTGCAACATATGTTTGAACTGCAGGGCCATTTGGGCCTGTGTGTCCTGGTTTTGTTCCATCGGCTTTATGTAAATCATTCATAAATCCAACGTGAACACCATTTAAACCAGCTGCGTGTCTTTCTTTTATATCCTTCATAACAGCCATTGTTTTTCCTAAACTAGTTTTTGGATTTAACATATTTTGTATATCTTTTGGAGAATATACACCACCCATTGACTTTGATATTTCTTGAGGGGTCATTGATTGTGACTTCTCAAATATACTTTGTGATAAAGTTCCAATTTTTAATATAAATTTACTATAATTTCCAGATAATGTAGATTTATCAATTTTTGGGTCATTCCATACTTGCAATGCATATTGAACGGTTTGTTCTGGTGTGATTTTATTTTGAGCTGCCTGTATTTGTTCTTTAGTTGCGTTTGGATTTTTCTTTAGAATTTCTTCTTTGATTTTATTCTTAATATATTTATCCCCACTCAATGCCGTTAAATATTCAGCAGATGCATCATCTTTACTTTTAATACTACTTCTTCCTGGTAATCTTTGCCCTATATATGCTATTGATTTTGCATCATTTTTACTTATATCATCATATCCGGCCATTGCAATTGCATTCATATCTTCGGAACCTTTTTGAGCTTTTTGTTCTGCCTTTGCTAATTTTACAACAATTTCAGGTTTAATACCACGTTTTTTAGCTTCAGCCATATAATTCTTCAATCTTTGTGCTGGAGTTGTATTATTTTGTGGGTCATTTAAATCTCTACTTTTTTTATTAGAAATATTAAATGCTTCAACATAACCTTTATCATTGGTATAAACTAAATATGTATCATGGTATCCTTTAAATTTATTCCACATTTTAAGTTCTTTCTCATAATGTGCTTTTTCTTCTGGAGTTTTTGCAGCCTTTAATTTATTGTTTAATAATTCTTCGGTTGCACCATCGGTTATACCATTTGCCTTCATTACCGTTCCATTTCCTTTCTCTCTATTCCAATTTGCAGGGCCGTTCTTTTGTAATGATAAAGAACCCATGTAAGCTGAACTTATCCAACTTGTTCTAGCTTCTTCATTTTTGAATTTACTGTCCTTTCCTACATTTGTCTTTTTAAATTGAGCGTCATATGCGGTTACAAATGACTCTCTTTCATTATAAATTTGAACTGCAGTTTTAAAATCATCAGGATTTTTTAAATCTAATTTTTGTGAAATTGAAATTGCTTCCAACTCAACAGCCAATTGTTTAAATTCTCTACCTTTTTGTAAATCTAATATTTTTTGTGTATTCTTTTGATTAACTTGTAATGCTTTTTGATATAATGGTGTATTTTTAGTATCAGATGTTCCGTTTATTAAATCGGTTGCTAGTCCAACATACATACTTTCTCCTGTTGATGCAACCATTCCACCTGCACCCGCTATCTTATCTTTAAACATTTTTTGTTCTTCAGCTGCATGTAAATTGGTCAAAGCTTTTTGTAGTTCTTTTGAGTCTTTAGCTTCTGCAATTGCTCTTTGATATTGATTATTTCTATCGTATTTTGGTGATTCGTTTCCTTCCTCGTCTTCTACACCACTAACTTTTTTGGTTGGTTTTTCTTTTTCAATATCCAATTTAAAATCATCACCACCCAACTTTGTACCTTGTGGGGCCTGTGGTGGCTCTGGTTTATTTGTTTTTTTAGTTGGTTTTTCATCATCATCAGGACCTGCATCCACCATATCAACATCTTTCTCCGAATATCCTGCAGTACCCATCATACTCTTTGCCGTAGTATATGCTTTAGAATTTTTCTTATATCCCAATGCAGATGCAACGGTTACTTGATTACCCGTATCTGGATTTGTAAATTTTTGAGCTAATACTTTGTCTAATGATTGTTTTTTAGGAGCTTCGTTTAAATAAGAAAAATATACTCTTGCTTTCTGTGCTATTTCATTGGCATCAGAAACACCATTCTCTCTTAATATTTCTATTAATTTTGTAACTTGTTCCTCTTTTGTTAAATCAATAATACCATGTTCTACACGATATTCTAATTCTTTAAGGATTTCTTGAAAATTTATTGACATCTTTTATATTATTTATCTTTTTTTTCTAACTTCTTATATTGAGCTTCCAATGGGGTCACTACTTTGGTAAATTCTTTTTCAGCTGCTTTCAAATCTGCATCCATTTTTTTCTGTTTTTCCTTGCTCGCTTTACTATAATTATCTTTGTATGTTTTACGAAAAGATTTCAATTTACTTTGAGCAGCTAACATTTGTTTATGGATACTATCTAATTCTTTTTTTATTTTTGGGTCTACTGAATCTTTTGACTTTTCTTTATTATCATCACCAAATACAGATGTTCCTTTAATTTTAGAAGCTTGTCCTGCAGTTGTAGTTTTACCTGCAATTTTTACTTTTGTTGTAGGTCTTAACTTATGATTTTTACTATAAGTATCAAATGCCTTTTGTGATGCAAATTCAATTTCTTGTAATGGTATTAAGTCTACTAATTTCATATTCTTTTTTATTAGAATGAATTACTTACTAATGTATAATCTTTATTGGTTAGCGTCTTTTTAGCTTGTTTTAACAAATCATCAACCATCTTATCTCTTTTTTTAGCATCTTCAGGAGATATACTACCATCTTTGTCGTGCTGTTTTTTGATTTGTTGTAACTTACGAACTGCATCCTTGTCGTCCATATAAATTGCCAATTCAACTGCCGCAGATGAGTGGTCGTTGTTATCGGTCATTCTACTTACCTTTTTATTAAAGGCTTCGGCTGGGTTGTACAATTCCTTTAATGGAATCAAATTTACTAATCTCATATTAACATAATTATATGATATAAATATAGAATTTTAACTTATAACCTCTAAATTGTTATAATTCTCTCCTTCTTCAACTTTAACTGGGAAACCACCTCTCTCCATTATGACTCTAATGTCGTTTAGAATATTTTCTCTTTCAATAGGATGGGTGTCTATAAGAAAGGCATCATAAGTATAAAGTATGATTTTTGACATTTTCCCATCCAAATACTCCATGACCTCACCAATCTTCATATAATTGATTTCAGTCTCCAAAGATTGTAGTAAGTAGTTAAATACCTTTTGTTCGTTTGCACTCTCAATTCTATGGAATGGTATTTCTCTTTTATATAAGAGTGTCGTAAGTTTTCCCGAAATGACGAACGTTTGGTATAATCTCTTAATATATTCGTCTACTTTTTGAAAGAATGGTATCTCTCGTGCGTTCTCATCTAATCCCCCATAAAGGTATGTAAAAGTGATTTTCTTTGCCGTCTCCAAATCACACCCATAAAGGTTTGCAAGGTGTTGGTGAGCCGTTGTACCCGTTGGAAACTCATATCCAACCATTTTCGCAATCAAACGAATGTGATAAGACTCATAGTCAAATTGAATTAGAGTTCCGTGTGGATGACGACTAATAAACATTTCTCTTGTTCCATCGGATTTATTTAATGCAGAGTAGTTGACGTTAAGGTGACGATTAGATGGCCTACCCGTTGTTGTGTATGGATTGTATTGCGTAAACACAATTCCGTTTCTATTGATGTATTGCGGATTGAAGTTAAAACTATCTATAAATTTTTCCTCAACGACTTTTACCCCAGCCCCTTCCAACCTTCCTAATGTGGTGATTGCTGATGTATATTTTCTATCCCATTTATTTCTTGTGCTGATATTTGGGATTGTTTTTAAGACTTCATACCACTTCATTAAAGGTACACAATCATTTAACTCTTTAAAGTCGTTTCTATACCCTCTATAAACCGATTCTACGACCTCATTAAAGATAAATGGTTTCCCATTCTCTTCAAAGTATACCCACTCATAATCCAGTCCTATGGTCTTTAAATACCTATTGTCTAAAACTAATGTATTGACATGAACTATTTTGGATATGTCAAATTTGTCTAACTTTTTTGCATCTATGTGATTCAAATTGATTATTCCATCACTTTCGTCACTTTGTCTAAAATATATAAAAGACAAACGACTTCCCAACGGATGTGCTCTATGAGAACTCCATACAGGAACAATAAGGTCAATATTTACATTACCTCCTAAAAATGATTGTAAGGATTGTTTATCTTCAATTAGGTTCATAGAACTCTAATATACGAAAAATATTTCAATTTACAAAGTTATTTGTGGAATTGTAATACGTTTGGTAAATATAAACTTATATTTTTTAAAGTAGAAGATGTGATTGCAATTGAATTTTTATTAGATTGAATCACTCCAATATCAACCAATGTACCCAATTCATTGTATACCGCTTCGGTTACACCAGTTATTCTCCATCTCATTTTAGATATTTTCCAATATGGATTTTCTTTAAATTCTTTAAAAATGTTTGAATCAATTTCAAATATAAAACCATTTTTGTCATTTACTCGTTGACAAAAGTATCTTTCCATAAATCCAGTTTCATAGTTAGACTCCGTTGGAATTGGTACTATTGTTTTTGGATTTGCAAAACTATAATCTGTTTTGTTATTTATTAAATCGGTATACATTTATCCTAAAGTTCTTTTGTTAATATCAAATTTTATATTTGAAAGTCTTTTTTGTAATTCTGCCAATTTTTTAGCAGATTCAATTCCTTGTTGTAATGATGCCTTTTCTGCCTCTAAAAATGTATTTGAACCAGCACCCTGAGATATTGTATTTGGTGCCTTTAAAGATTGTTGTTTTGCAAACTCTGCCAACCTTGCACTATCAGGATTTTTCAATTCTGCTAATGATTTTGGTGTGTCTCTGTAAACAAATGTATTATCTTGTATCATTTTTGGTATTTCTACATTTAATACAATTTGATTTTTATCTGGTGGAGTGGATGTACCAGATGTTTTCTTACCCTCTTTTATTTTACTTATTTCACCTTGTTCAGTATATGTTGGTTCTACGGATTCTTCTAAATCTGTGTCATCACTTTTCATTAAATAAGAAGCTTCTATTACAGTTTTCCATTCA